CGGGATGGGCAGTCCCAGGTATGCGGCGTTTTCCAACAGGGACACGCCCTCGTTCGATAGGTAGAAGAAAATGACGGCAGTACGCATCACCGAGCCGCTGCCGATGACGCGGGTGTCGAGAATATGCCCGATGCCGACCAGGGCGAAGATGAGCACCTTTTTGAAAATGCCCTTGAATCCGACTTCGCTGGACAGCTTCTTATCCACCACGGCGCACATGATGCCGGTGATGTAGTCGATGACTACGAAAGCCAGAAGCGCGTAAAGCAAGCCGTCACATCCTCCCAAGAACCATCCGAGCCAGCCGCCGATACCGGCGAACACCACCTGAATGGTTGTCCAGAATTCTTTCATGTTGTTTGTCCTCCTTTGAAATTAAAATGGGTATGAAAAAAGTGACGCTGGAGCGTCACACTTTTCCTATAGCGTAGATCGATATTTTATAGGTAGCCGATGGTACCGTATTTGGCCTTACGGCAAATATCTTTCCGGGGTTGGTCGTTGTAGACCAGCTACTTGAACTGCCACGCTCCACAAACATGGCGTAGTTGCTGTTCTCCGTGGAGATATGGACATGAGGAATTTCCGCGAAGGTAAACGGAAAATTAGGGAGCGCAATTGCGCCGCTCTCATAGAGTACGCCCCATGCCGTCGAAATGGCGGTCGTAAAGGAATACTGACCCCAACACTCCGCTGTGCCGCTTTTCCATTTGCGGTAATTCCAGATGCCACTTGTCCCTTGCTGAATGACAAAATCCGCAAGGGGTGAGCCGTCAACACGCATATCCCCGGCAACATCCAGCGTGGCTTGCGGATCCGGTGTGTTGATGCCGACCTTCTTTTTCCGAAGCGCAATGAGCGGCGTACCCTGCGGGACAGTAAAATACAGATCCAGACTGCTCAAGGAATAGAGCTTGTCTTGGATCTGTAAGTGAAAGTCGTAGGAGCTGTTTGCATCCAGACTGCACAGTTCCAAATTGGAGTAGCTGAAAGAGGTTCCGCTTTTTGTTGTGCCGGAATAGATGCTGGTGTAGCTGCCGTAACTGCTCTCACTGGTTTTCTTGTACCGATACCGCACATAAACCACGCTGTTTTTCTGCGTCCCGTCTACGGTCACAGCAGAAATAGAGCCGCTGAATTTGAGCTGCATTTCCGCTTCAATGTCGTTGGTTCGTCGGAGCGTCACCGAGGACACCTTCGGTTTTGCGTATGGGATGACCGTAATAGTTTGGGAAACGCTGGCGGTATAACCGCGGGAGTCCGTAATCGTGAGCGTGACCGTTACGCTGCCGGACTTGGCGATCTTTCCAACAGATAAGGCAGAGCCGGTAGTGTTAGAGGATGACAGCCCGTTGCAGGAAGCTGTGTAGTTGGAAATACTGGCACCGTTTTTTGCAGTTGCCGTTCCCGGCGTAACCTTGAGAGTCGAGTAGTTCTGCACGAATAACTGGTCGTTCCCCGTGAGGTTCTTTGTGGTCGTGTAGCTGTCGGCATAAGTGAATCCACTTATGGTCGGAGCAGAGTTTGCCGCCGTAGTCTGCACCGTGGCGGTCTTGCTTGATGTGCTGCCGATCTGCGTTGAGCCGCTGAAGGAGGAAACGGCAAAGGTTCCCGTGAAGGACTTCATCGATGCCATCCAATTGAGCAGCGTGGTTCTCTGTGCTGATGACAGGGTGACCGAGCGGTTTGCCGTACCCTTCGTCCATGCAAGCCCGGTAACGGTCAGGATGGTCGTGTTCCCGCTTTTGATCGCCAGAGAATTGATGTAAGACGGTTCGTACACGGTGACATTGAGGGTGATGGTCACTCTGGCATTGTCTGCGGTCACCGTGCTGACGCTGTTTACCACTGCACCTCCCAGTGTTTTCACCGTGGAGCTGCCAGAGGTGCCATAGACTTGGTTGTACTGCCGCCGTGCCCGCACCTTCACCGTGTAGCTTGTGTTCGGCGAAAGTGAGGACAATGTTACGCTGGCACTGGTGGATGCGGTCGTAGAAAAGGTCGTCCATGTGGAGCCGCCGTTGGTGCTGTACTGCCAGATATCCGCTGTTGAGGTGGAGTTTGCAGAGATTTTGAAGCCGTTTGCGGTAATAGCCGAAACAGAAAAGGTAACGGTAGGGGCGGCTCGGTCAATGGTGCTAAGCGTCACATTGTAACTGCCGGAGGGGCCGGTGTACTGACCCCACGGGCTGTTGACGCCCCAGTGCCAGTAAATCGGAAGAGTCAGCGTACCGTTGCTGTTGTGGGATACCGTGACCTGCTTGTCCTCCACCAACCACTTTGTGCCGCTGCCGCTCTGACCGTTCGTAAAGGTGAAGCAGTTCGCACCGGAGGTTGCTGTGCCGATATAGGAAGTGCCGTTTGTGCCAAAGTCCGACCATGCGATGGAATACTGGGAATAGACGTACATACCCAGAGCGATGGTGGAGGTGTTTGCGACTACGTTCTGGGAAATGACCTTTACATAGATGTACAGGTCAGTCGTCCAGCTGTTGGAGCCGTAGTTCGTTCTTTCGGATTTCACCAGATAGGCGGTGCCGCCTGTCATTGCCATAGCCTTGCCTCCTTTAGTCCAGAATGACGATATTCAGCCCATCGGACGCTGTTGGCATGGGAACGAACTTCGTCTTGCCCACGGTCAACTCACCGTCCACCGTGGTTTTCTTAGTCTGCGTCTCGTCTTTGTTCAGGGTGAAAATCACTTCATCGTTGTAATAACCGGCGAACTCCGTGTTCGTGATGACCGTCCGCTGGGACGATGCGCTGTTGGATACCTCAATACCGCGCTTATCGATTTTAACCTCCTGCGTGTAGATCTCATTGGGTGCTGGTGTCCACTTTCGGGGAATCGCTCCTTCGGAGATCATGATGTCCGCGAGGTAGATCGACGCATCCCGGCAATAGCAGTAAATACGCAGCGTGGGGTCGGTCACATCGGTGAGCGTGACGGTAAAATCCGTCCAGTCAAAAGCGGTGCTCTTATTGAAGAGATACGCAGTTTTGTTTCCGTTGTAGGTCACATAGAAATACCCGGACATGGCCGAGGTCTTTTTCGCCCGGACGGAAATGGTATAGGTGCCGGGAACGACACCTCGGATGTACTGCGACAACGAGGAGTAAGCTCCCAGCACAAAGCAGGAGTCGGAAACGGTATTGTTCTGCGTGTCTGTGGAGGCGTCAGTTTTCACGGTGCCGGAGTAGCTCCAATCATCCGTGATGCCGTTCAGCCCTGAAGAGTTCTGCACATAGTTGATGCCGCCGATATACTGCTCCTGCATGGTGACAGACAAGCCTTCCACCGTATGCTGAAGCTGAGATACTTTGCTTTCGGAGCTTCGCAGCCGCTCTTCCAGTACGCCTTGGTCGTTGGAAACCGACTCCATAGTTTCGGTAAGGGTCGCCACATAGCTGTTCAGCCCGTCCACATTCTGCTGGAGATAGGCTGTTTTCTCCACAAACTCGTCCGTTGAGACATACGCACGGAGTACCACTTCGCCGCTCTCCAAGTCCCACCATGACGAGCCATCCTGTGATTGGATAACGCCGGCCTTGATGATGTTCGCCACCAGAGAGCCGGAGGTGATGAAGTCTGCGACGATCTGACCGTCTGCCGTGATGGCGGTTTCATAGGGGCCGTTGTATCCGTTATGGGAAAAGCCCAAGCCGCCCACATTCCACCGCCAGACATTCACGGCTTCGTCAATGGAGGGAGCGTCCAGAATGAGCAGCTCGTAGGGCTGCCCGCTTTCGCTGTCTGTGTTAATAACCACATAGCCGCCGCTCTGGCCGGTGATAAGCCCGGTGGCCTTGCCGATGGCGGTTTGGAGCAGTTTCGGAAAGCGTCCAACCGTGGACTCCACCTTATCGACCGAGGACTGCACCTCGGAGATGGTGGTGATCATACTGGACTTGCTCTGACCGAGGGAAATGCTCTTGTACCGCTCGGCGAGGGTGTCGTAAACGGTTTCAATGACCATAGCCGTAACGCTGACACCCAATACTGAATGTTTTATGGTGAAGGTATCACAGAGGTTGACCCGCTCCAGCAGTGCCGAATACTCCGGCTGCTTCCAGAGCGGCTCAAAGGACACCTTCACCGTGGGGATGGTCGCACCCAGTGGATTTGCCTTGATGTAACTGTTTGCTTTTGCTCTGAGGGCTTCCTCGGTTACAACACCATCAAACTGGTCGGAGAAATCCATGATGAGCGTTTTCGCCCGGACAATCTCCGAAGTCACAATGGGGAGCGTGACCTCCGGCAGCGTGACCACCGTTTCGGTGTCCGAGCCTTCCGGTGTGTATACGGCATACGGGAGCAGTGCGGTATACACGCCGCTGTTGTCCTCATCCTGCTCCAATGCGGTGAGGTTCTTGCCGTATTCAATGACCACGCCGGACTTTTGCCCGCGGTGCGAATGGAACTTCACTGTGTAGTTGTCCCACTCAAATTCACCGTGCCATTTTGAGAGCATAGAACCCTCTGTACCGCCGAGACAGGCGCGGACGCTTTTCGGCTGCGTAACGGAAAATGCCTTTGCATCCGAGTAGTCCGTCCAACCCGTGAAGCGTGCATCTCCTGCAAGAAGCTGCGAGAGAATGAGCTGCGGCGAACGGCTTTCGGTTGTAAATGGCATAACGGGAACATTGGCAAGGTCATAGGAGATGTGCTGACCGTAGATGGTGACGATACCGTTGAGCGGCTTCGTGATGCGGTAAATACGGAATGCCTGGTCGGCGGCGGTGTCATTGGGTTTTGCCTTGATGATGCACTCCTTGGTGATTAGCCCGTAGTGCTGACCGCTGACCGGGTATTTGAGCAGACACTCAAACACACCGTTTCGCTCTTCGGTGACTTCGCAGGAAATGGTGTCCGTCAGCACACCAAGGCCGAACGAGCTGAAATCCGTAGTATTTGCGGCGTAGAGTACAGGGATCATAGGCAGCACCACCTTGGAACGACCTCAATCCTTGACACATCGCCATTGCAGTTAATGGTGCAAACACCCGGCTTGAGGGCTGGAAATTCCGCTCCTTTGACTGTGTCGTTTTTGAGGGCAGTGCCTTTGAAGCAGTTCATCAGCTCACTGTCGATCTCAATATACTCGTCCAAGTCGGAAATCATCATGCCACGGCCTTGGGGATGCATCATTAGTGCTACCGCACCGCTGCCGTATAGCTTGATGTATGGTCGGCTCTCAAAAGCAGTCGGATTGGTAATCGTCAGTTCAGAAGCGTCAGCCGACACCGTTTCCTGCCCCGCAAAGCTGTATTTGAAAGGCTTGCAGTTGAAGGTCACGGTGAAACTGCCGACCTTGTTCAGCTGCTCTTCAATGTCCAGACTGCCGGAGATGACGCCGTAGCGGAAATACTCCGCATCGTAGGAGTCAGTGATTTCGTGGTATCTGTCCGGCTCGGAATACAGCCAGCCCTTGATGTCCCGCAGGACGGCGGCAAGGGCGGCGGTATTCTTTTGTGCGAGGAACACGGTGTAAGTGACCTTGATGTTGGAAAAACGGCGGTTGGGGTTGATGATGTCACCGCTCCGACCGGGAATGGAAATGAACTCCGCATCGTACTCCGGTGCGGAGAACACATCCTTTTTCTCGATATGCAGACCGAAATCAGCGGAACTGCGGCCGCTGTAGGTAAAATAGGTCATGCGAATACCACTCCTTTCCGCTGGGCGAACTGGTTCGCCGTTTCCATGACTTCGTTGGTGAGCTGACGGATGTCCTCGCTGCTGTAATTGTTGAAGTTCGTGATGTTCAGGGCGATGGTGAAAGCGGACGCCGCCTTGCCGACCACGCCGTCCACGGCAGAGCGGATCGAGCCGTTCACATCAAAGTCGGTGGGCAGAGCCGTCTGCATATCGTGGGCAAGGTCGCCCATGACACCGTTGATGTCCTCGGCCATCCCTTCGGCAGCTTTGACCGCTTCATCACCGTTATCTTCAATGGAGCCGGACAAGCCTTTGACCAGCATTTCACCGACCCATGCCATTTCCTTCGAGGGCGAATGGATACCGAAGAAATCGCAGATGCCGTCCCAGATGGAGGAGATCCACCCGGACACCTTATCCCACAGCCACGAGGCAAGCTGGGTAATGCCGCTCCACAGACCTTTTACGATGTTGCCGCCGATTTCCACGATTTTATACATCAGAGAACCGAAGGCTTTCACGATGCCCGCAATGATCTGCGGCACGGCCTTGACGATCTCCACGATGATGGTGGGCAGGTTTTCAATCAGGGCAACGAACAACTGAACGCCTGCCATGATGATCTTATCGATGTTTCCGACCAGCGCATTGACAATGCCGGAGATGATCTGCGGAATGGCCTGCACGATGGTCGTGATGATCTGCGGCAAAGCCTGTATCAGCGAAATCAGCAGGTCGATGCCTGCCTGAATAATGAGCGGTATGGCATTCAGCACGGCAGTGATGATTCCATCAATGATTTTCGGGATTGCTTCCACGATTGCCATAATGATATCCGGCAATGCGGCAACAAGCGAGGTCAGAAGCTGAATGCCTGTTTCAATGATCTGCGGAATGGAATCCAGCAAAAATGTAATGATCCCGTTGATGATCTCAGGCAGAGCGGCAATCAGAACCGGGATGGCGTCAAGTAAGCCTTGCGCCAAGCCTGTAATCAGCTGAAGCGCTGCGTCCAGAATCATGGGCAAACTGTCAACCAGTCCTTGCACAATCGTGACAATGGCCTGCACTGCGGCGGGAATCAGCGTGGGCAGCGCATCCCCAATGCCTGTCACCAAGGTAGTCACAAGCTGCACCGCCGCATCGATGAGCAGCGGCAGATTCTCGATCAGCGTGTTCACGATGGTCATAAGGGCCTGCACCGCTGCGGGAATCAACTGAGGTAGGAGCGAGAGAAGTGTTTCAAGCACCTGGGAGAACAGTTCCGTCACCGATTCCAAGAGCGTTGGGAGCAGTTCGCCCACCGCTGTCAGCAACGCATCCAGCACCGTGGGCAGTGCCGCAATGATGTTCTCAATGACCGGAGTGATATTCGCCACCACGGTCTTGAAGGCATCCACCATGTTGCCGCACAAAAGCTCCATATCCGCATTGGCGTCGCCGAAACCTACGATGAGGTTGGAAACGGCGGATTTCAGCGCGTTCATGGAGCCGGAGATGGTGGCTTCCGCTTCCTTGGCGGTGGTACCCGCGATGTCCATGCTCTCCTGCATGACATGGATGGCTTCTACCACATCGGCGTAGGAGGAGATGTCATACTTGACGCCGGATATCTTTTCCGCATCGGCAAGCAGACGCTCCATTTCCTGCTTCGTGCCGCCGTAGCCCAGCTTGAGGTTGTCCAGCATCGTATAGTTCTGCTTGGCAAACCCCTGGTATGCGTTCTGGATGAGGGACATATCCGTGCCCATCTTATTGGCGTTGTCGGACATATCCGTGATTGCCATATCCGCATACTTGACGGCTTTCTCGGTATCACCGCCGAGAGACTGGATGAGGCTTGCGGAAAAGCCCGTGACCGTCTCCATGTACTCGTTGGCGGAAAGACCGGCCGTTTTGTATGCATTGGCGGCGTACCGCTGGATCTCCTGCGAGGAGTCCTTGAACAGAGTGTCAACACCGCCGACCAGCTGCTCGTAGTCAGCATAGGCGGCGATGACTTCTTTGCCGAGCTTCACGGCGGCGGCATCTGCGGCGACGGCCACTGCGCCGAGTGCCACACCTACGGTTTTGAGAACCTTGCCGAAGCCTTCAAACTTACTGCCGGATTCCTCCGCAGCCTTGCCGCCATCCTTGATGGCTTTCTCGTTCTCATCCAGCTCACGGTTCATATCGTTGAGGGCGGCTTCGGCATTGTTGAGTTGAATCTGCCAGTTCTGGGTGCGGCGGTCGTTCTCTCCGAAAGAGGTGGCGGCATTCTGGAGTGCTTTGCGGAGCGTATCGATTTTCGTGGTCTGCTCATCGATTTCCTTGCGCAGCACCTTGTTTCGTGCGGTAAGTGCATCCACGGATTTATCGTTCTTATCGAACTGAGAGGTTGCGAGCTTCATTTCGGAGCCGAGCACCTTGAAAGCCTGGTTGATATCCGCCAGTGCTTTTTTGAACTCCTTTTCACCCTCAAGACCGATCTTCAGTCCGAAACTGTCTGCCATGTACCGTCACCTCCTTAAATGCCGTCCGGGATAATATCGTCAATGTAGTGTTCGTGAGCAGGAACAGCCTGCCCGTTATACTGTTTGTGGCACTCCCACAGGTCAAGCAGCAGACCGAACGGCATCAGCCACACCTCATCCTGCGACAGATGAAGGTGGGCAAGGCCGTAATAAAGAAGCCGGGTAAACAGCTCCGCATCGGAGACCGTTACCCGACTTGCGCGTTTTTTGCGTCTTTCTCACTTTCCACATTCCGCTTGGTACCCTTGTAGAGAGCTTCCGTAATAGCGGTTTTGTATCCGGCAAGGTCGAGGGGCGTGGTCAGAAGCTCCACCACATCTTCGGTGAGCAGCTCCTTGGGGTGTTCCTTATCCTTGAGGTTGTGAATGAGGATGTTCTGATTCGCCAGAAGCGTGATGAGCCACACGATCTCTCCGATGGCCATTTCAAAGTTCTCGGATTTCATCAGCTTCTCGCCGAGGTTTTCCAGTCCGCCGTAGCGACCGGCGATCTCCTTGGTAGCTTTGGTTGTGAGGAGCAGCGTGTACTCCTCGTCACCGATGGTGATGACTGCAGTTCTCTCGTTATCCATTGTGCGTTACCTCCGTTAACCCTGATTCTGGGGAGTTGTAGTATAAGTCGGCTCGTAGACTTCCTTATACCAGTTCGTGATGGTCGCTGCGGTCACATCGCCCTCCAGTGCTTCCGCCTTCCACGGGTGTTTGCCGCCTGCGTCTGCCTTGTTGCGGCGCAGAATGGTCCCCTCAATGGTGGGTGTAGAAAAGGTGATGCTGTCGCCCTTTGTGGCGAGGTTGGTGGCTGGGATGCCGAACTTCACACGGTACAGCCAGTAATACTTGTACTTGCCGTTGGACTTCTTGGCGCGGAAGCCCACTGCCACAGGGTTGCCGCCGTCCTCGGATGCGGAAATCAGCACCTTGTTCTTGTCGATGGTTGCACCCGTGAGGTCGGATGCCGCCGTAGAGCCGATATCGTCAATGCCGAGGGAGAGTGTGCCGGATTTGAATTCCTTCACGATCTCCGAAGCGCCGTCATCGGCATAGAGCGTCGCTTCTGCCAGTTCCACCGAAAGGTCAGCGGAGATGGCTTTCGCAAGCTGCTCCGGCGTACCGTAGGTTTCCTCACCGGCGTCGTTCTCGGTGATTTTTGCGTAATACAGTCTGTCAAGACCGATGGTCGCCATAACTTATTCCTCCAATTCGTAGATTTGCGCCACATCAATGGCGTAGTGATGGTAGCCGGTTTCGGCCTCAAAGCCGATATACCGGCGGTCGGTAATATAAAAGTCCGCACCAAGCAAGGCACGGACAAGGTCATTTTTCAGTTTGGTGTAACTGCCCTTTGTGAAAAGGGACAGCCGTGCTTCCTGCGTTTCACAGCCGGGGGTATTGTCGGCGTGAAGCTCAAAGCTGTCCGACAGCGGCGTAATCACCAGATAGGTGTCCGGTGCTTTGCCGGAGAACACACCCGTTTCCACAGACACGCCGCAGCTTTCGGCAATGGTTTGTAAATCGGATAGCAGGCTCACAGCTTTTCCACCTCCTCATCCAGTGCCTTGGTCATGGCATCGATGCATTCCTGTCGGGATGCGGTTTTCGCAGGTTTCAGAAACGGTTTTGCAGGCTGACCGTGCTTGCCGTATTCGAGAATGTTGGCAAGTTTGGCGTTGCTGCCGCCGTCCAAGCGAGGTTCGGCGAAACCGACCTTGATGTCGTGGTTGCCGTCCCGGTTTAGCTTGGAGGGAGAAAGACCGAGCGCACCTTCCAGTTCACCCGTGGCGCGGGAGTTGAATTTTGTCCCTCTGCCAATAACAGAGGAAAGATTGCTCTTGACCTTCTTCAGCACCACCTCGCCACCGGCCTGCAGAACGGTATCCGCCACGCTGTCAAAGTTACTGCCGAGCTTGGAAATCTTCAGAAGGAAATCCTCCGGCATTTTCATGTCGCACTTAGCCAACGGTCGGCACCTCCTTCTTTGCCAGCACCTCAATGTACATCCCACGCCCCTTTACATTCTCCACGGACACAATATCGTAGCGGCAATCATCGCAGATGAGAAACTGGTCGGTAGTGACCGTCAGCCCAGGAATACACCGAAAGCGGAACAGGTCGGTCGCTTCACTGAATGCAGCGAGGTTTGCCCACCGCTGTGAGCCGTGCCGCCCTTCCCGATATACACGGATAGAAGCGAGGACTTCATCCTCGGAATGGGTAAAGCCCTCGCTGTCCTTGACTTGACGGCTTTCCACGATGTCGGCAAAGCTGTTCATTTTTCCGAAGCTCATGCTCACACCTTCCAATCCCGGTCAAGCCGCAACAGCAGATTGACCGTGTTCCAGACCTGCTGTGCCGCTCCGGTATTATCCTCAAAGAAGCCGCCCGTGCTGCCGTCCCGGCTTTCATAGAAGTGGGACGACAGCATGATGACGGCTTGCTCTGTAGTGGGCGGCATGGGGTTCTCCGTGTAATAGCCCTCCGGGATATGCTGGTAGCTTTCGGCATAAGAAACAGCGGCGGTGATGTAGCTTTTCAGCAAGGCATCATCCGCCGTGTGTTCCAGGATAAGGTTGGCTTTCACTTTGGAGAGAAGCTCGTCCATCACCGCCGCCTCCTTTCATCAAGACGCCTTCATCTTCAGAAGCTGGATACCCTCCGGCAAGATGATCTTGCCGTCCACACGCTCGGTGGCAACAAAGCCGACCTGACCGTTGGTGGAATACAGTTCGTTCAGACGCTGTACGGTTCTGCCGGTGCGGTCAGCGATCCAGTAGCTCTGGAAATCGCCGAAGGCAATGGAGAGCGCACCTGCCGCCAGCGTGGGAGCATACGGGCTGGTGTAAATCTCGTAACCGAGCAGTCTGTCCGGCTGACCCGCCTGCAGGGAGGGCTGCCACAGATACTGACCGTTGGAATCCTTCAGCTTACGAAGTGCGGAAACAGTAGCATCGTTCATCAGGAACTTGGCATTCTTGCGGTAAGGTGCTTTCAGCGCATAGATGAGGGAAATCACCTCATCGGTGGTAACAGTGGTCGCACTGGCTGCGGTAACGCCGACCGTGCCACCGTTGGTGGTGAACAGGCCGGTGGGCTGACCCGTACCGGTGCCGACGCAGAATGCCTGTTCCTCGGCAGCACCGAAGGCGTAGGCAAACTCACGGGCGATGTACTCTTCCAGATCGAAAGCACTGTCGTCCAGAAGCTCAATGCTTACCTTCACAAGGTCGGTCAGCTTGTAGGCATCAATGGTCTTCTGTGCGAAGGTGGGATTGCTCTCGGTGTAGGCAGCATTTTCAGCCGTCCACGCGGCAGTGGAATGGGTCGCCGCCACGGGAATCTTGCGCTCATTGTCGGTGGTGATGACCTTGCAAAGACGGCGCATCACGTTTTCCTCCTTGAGCGTGTCCACGATGAAGGTTTCAAACTCCGTAGGCACAAGATATCCGCCGTTGGCATCAACGCCAGCAGAGAGGACATTGTGGAGAAGCTGCTTGCCGCGCAGGTGCCGACCGAAGTCCTCACGGTAAGCGTTCGATGCTCTGCCGGTCTTGACTTCTCCGGTCGCATTCTGGGGCTGTCCGGTGAGCGGTGTGGACACGGGCTTTGCAAGCTCTGCCGCCATCGCGTCACGGCGTTCCATGCGTCTGACCTCATTGGTGAGGTCGTTCAGTTCCTTTTCCATGTTGGCGTACACGGTATCGTCCTCGGAAGAGAGGACGCCCTTGTCATTGCGGTGGGTGTCGAGGAAGCCCTCCATCGTAGCCCACAGCTTGGCGCGCTTTTCGCGCAGTTCAACGACAGTCATATTGAAATACCTCCATATTAAATGTAGTTTTTGATGGTGTTCAGCTTGGCTCTGAGTTCATCTACAGAGCGTCCCGTGCGCTCCGGCACGGCTGGTTTGGGTTCAATGGCGCACTTTGCAGCGATTTTCTCCATGAGAGAGTTCACCACATTCGCCTTGGAATACAGCATGGAAACGGCTGGTGTGGGCACCTCTTCGGATTCCAGGCTTCTTTGCATGATTTCATCCGCAAAGCCGAGTTCCACAGCCTTGTTTGCGTCCATCCATGTTTCCGCATCCATGAGATGGCTGAGCTTGGCACGAGACAGCCCCGTCTTGATCTCATAGGCGTTGATGATGGAATCCTTCACGCTTGAGAGCATCTCGATGGCTTTCTGCATTTCCTCCGAATTGCCGAATGCCGCAGTCATGGGGTTGTGGATCATGAGCATGGACACCGGGGACACCAGCACCTTCGTGCCTGCCATAGCGATGACGGATGCTGCGGATGCCGCAATGCCATCGATTTTCACGGTCACATCACCCTTGTAGTCCATGAGCATATTGTAGATTTGCGCTGCAGCCACGCAGTCGCCGCCGGGAGAGTTGATCCACACGGTAATATTTCCGCTGCCGGACATGAGCTCGTCCTTGAAAAGCTGCGGGGTGACATCATCGTCAAACCAGCTTTCCTCGGCGATGGTCCCGTTCAGAAACAGGGTTCTTTCCTGTGTCTGTTCCTGCGTCTCCGAGTTCGTCACCGTTCGGCTCTTCCAATTCCAAAATTTCTTCATCGGTTTTTTCCTCCTTTCCGTCATCGGTAGGTGTATCTGCAAAAGCACCCGCATTCTTCAGTGGGAGCATATTGCCGTTAATGAGGTACAAGTCGCCGCCGTCCTCTGCCGGGATGCGGTCGAGGTTTTCCAGTTCACGGATGTCGTTGGCGGACATCCAGCCGTTCTGACGGCCGATGGCATACCCGTTCATGCGGCTCTGATAATCGCCGCGCAGCAGACCTTCCAGATTGAACTTCACGAAATACGCCGCTTTTTCGTCCTGCGAAAGGAGCGACCGCTGGATTGATTGCTCCCAGCGGATGACCCAGGGGTCAAGAGTGTACTTCACGAACTCTAAGGACTGCTGCTCAATATTAGAAAAGCTCGATTTTTCCAGGTCGCCAACCATGTGGGGCGGGACTCGGAAAATTCGAGCAATTTCATTGATTTGGAATTTGCGTGTTTCGAGGAATTGCGCCTGCTCCGGCGAGATGCCGATGGGCGTGTATTTCATGCCTTCTTCCAACACGGCGATTTTATTGGCATTGCCGCTGCCGCCGAAGGTTGACTGCCAGCTCTCACGCACACGCTGCGGGTCTTTGATCGTGCCGGGGTGTTCCAGCACACCGCCAGGTGCCGCACCGTTGGCAAAGAATTTAGCACCGTATTCCTCGGTGGCGATGGCAAGACCGATGGCGTTCTTTGCCATAGCGATGGGGCTGTAACCTACAAGCCCGTCAAATCCGAGTCCGGGAATGTGGAGCACATCCGAGGGCTGCAGCGTCACGGCAAACTCCTTGTTTTTGATGGCTTCGTCCGAGCCACGGTAATAGGTGTAGTAGAGACGCCCGTTTTCATCTCTGTCCACAGACATCTTATTGGGCATAAGCGGATACAAAGCAACGATTTCATTTTTACCATTGCGGATGATTTGCGCGTAAGCGTTGCCCCAGAGGAGAAGGTGCGTCATGAGGGTTTCCCGGAACACGAAAGAACTCATCTCCGGGTTTGGCTCATCGTGGAGCAAGCGGTAGAGCGGATGGTCGAGCGCCATTGCCTTGCCGCCGCTGTCCGTGTATTTGTATAGGTGCAGTGGCAGCCCCGCCACAGCCTCCGACAGGATGCGGACACAGGAATACACGGCAGTCATCTGCATGGCCGAGCGCTCCGTTACCGCTTTGCCGGAAGTCGTGCCACCGAAGAAGAAAGCATAATTGCTGCCTGCTGTTCTGTCTTGAGGCTTGTCCCTTGATTTGAAAAGTCCACTGAAAATTCCCATTTGTATCCTCCTGTACTACATATTCATATAAACAAAAGCCCGCGCGAGTTATATACTGACTCGTCGGGGCCTTGGTGGCGAATTGCACGGTCGAGCGCCATGATCGTTGCTACTGCACCATCTATACGCTCCGTACTCTTTTCTTTATCGGGTTTAATATTGCCTGCGGGATCCGTCCGCACATAGATGTTATCCATCATCCAGCGCAGTGGTGCATTCCCGCCGTGGGCGATCCTACCTTCGAGTACCAGCTTCATAAGCTCTTTCGTCGGCGGACTCATATCTTTGAATCCCTGCCCGAATGGAACAATTGTAAAACCTGCGTCCGCAAGGTCTTGGCTCATCTGCACTGCACCCCATCGGTCGTATGCGATTTCCTTGATGTTATACTTGGTGCCGAGATCTGCAATGAATTGCTCGATGAAACCATAATGAATAACGTTTCCTTCGGTTGTCATGGCCGAGCCTTGCGCCTTCCACACATCATACGGTACATGGTCACGCCGCACGCGGAGATCAATTGTATCCTCTGGCACCCAGAAGAAGGGGAGAATGTAGTACGGCTCGTTTTCTTCGTGTGGCGGGAATACCAGCACGAACGCCGTAATGTCCGTACTACTTGAAAGGTCAAGCCCGCCATAGCACTCTCGGCCAATAAGTGTTTCCGGATTTACGAGGGTATCACATTTATCCCAAGCGTCCATTGGCATCCAGCGAACCGACTGCTTCACCCATTGATTGAGTCGCAGCTGCCTGAAAAGATTTTCTTCCGCTGGATTGTCCTTCGCGCTCTGGTAGGCAGCGCGGAGCTTCTCTACATCCACTGTCACATCCAGAGATGGGTTTGCCTTGTACCAGTTGCGCTCATCCGACCAATCCGCGTCATCATCGATGCCATAAATCACAGGGTAGAAAGTCGGGTCGTTCTTACGTCCGGCGAGAATGTCCTCCGCCTTTTGATGCACCTCCCAGCAGATACTGTTCCTATCGGTGCCTGCCGTTGTGATCAGGAAGAACAGCGGCTGCTTTCGCGCGTCACCGGAGCCGTGGGTCATAACGTCATACAGCAGCCGGTTCGGCTGGGCGTGGAGCTCATCGAAAACGACACCATGAACGTTCAGCCCGTGCTTCGTATAGGATTCTGCCGACAGCACCTGATAAAAGCTGTTGAGGGGTGTGTAAACCAGTCGCTTCTGGGAAAGCACTGGCTTGATGCGTTTCTTCAGCGCAGGGCATTGCTCCACCATCTGGCAGGCGACGTCAAAGACGATGGATGCCTGCTGCCTGTCTGCAGCGCAGCCGTAGACCTCCGCGCCCCATTCGCCGTCACCGGCCAACAAATATAGAGCGACCGCTGCTGCGAGTTCGCTCTTGCCTTGCTTCTTCGGTATTTCAATGTACGCCGTATTGTATTGCCTATATCCGTTTTCTTTAACTGTCCCGAAAACGTCTCGCACAACTTTCTCCTGCCACGGCAGCAGTTCAAAGTTCTTACCATGCCATTCACCCTTTGTATGTTTCAGGGCGGATATAAAGGCAACGGCGCGATCGGCGAGAGTGGCGTTCGTAATGATTTTCTTTTCCGGGACAATGATCTTGTTGTCCGCCAATCGCTCTGTCCCTCCTATATTTTTCGACAAAAAACGGCAGCGTCCGACGCTGCCGCATTCCTCCTTATTTTGCTGTATCTATGAGTGTGACCTCTTCACCGATCAGCTGTAGCGCATCGTTGTAGCTGTCCGCGCTCTGCACACGCTCCCATAATTCGTTGTACGCGGTGATTCGGTTCTGCTCTTGCAGCAGCCGCCTGACCTGACCGAGGATCCAGAAGATGTTGCCTTCGGGGCCGCGACTTTCATATTTCAGTACCGGATTCTTCATTCGTCGATCCTCCTGCATCTGTCTTCGCCGTATGCGACCGATAAACCGCAGCCGTTGTCCCATCTGACCATGATGCTGCCGATGTCGTCGACACCTCTGACCGTACCCTTCGTCCCGATCGGAGGTGCCTGCACGTCATCCATCTGTACGAGTTCGACTCTGCAGCCGACGGGGTATTCCCGGCGCAGGCGCTCGACCGTCTCTCTTCTGGTTCCGAACATCGTCAATCCCTCCTTACAGCGTGTACTGGTGGAGGATGATGTCCTTCGCCAGCTCGGTTTCTTCGTCGATGGGCTTTACGTCCCAGCCGCGATCGTAGTTGCAGACGATTTCGCCTTTGCGCTTCAGCATCAGCTTCGAGACGCGCCCGCCGCCGATCCCGTACTTGGAGCCCTCCGGGTACTGTTTTACCCAGTAGTGGTAGATCCGGTCATGAACTCGGATCGTGCCTTCTTGCCAGTTGCTGCCCGTTGGCCGGGTTTCCTTGACCTTGATCTTGAAGGTCAGGTGGCCGCTGTCGTTCATGCTGAAGTCCTCGACCGGGCAGGCGCTGTATTCGTCTGGGATGTCCCGTGCGCTGCCGGTGAAGATGTTCGTGCGGCACCGGGTGTTCAGCAGCGTGACCTGTGCGTTGCGGCTGATCAGATCGTAGAAGCTTTCGAGTGTGATCATTGCGTCCACCTCCTTACATGCTGATGAGCGTTACGCTCATGTCTGCGTTGAGGCGGGTTGTGTACCGGTGTTCGTTGCCTTTCCTGTCTCGGCTGATCACGCGGATGTCGCCTTCGTAGGAGCGGTACATCCTGTTGAGCGATTCGCCTTCGGGGAGCTGGGCTTTGACCTGCTTGATCTGTTTCTCTGTCATGGTGGGGTTGTCTCCTTTGTTTTTGGTAGGACAATTAAGCCAGAGAAGAACGGGAAAGTCCAGACCAAAACCGCGAAATTAGCAGAAAGAACACAACTAAAAAGCGACCGCAGAACCGTGTTCTGCGCCGCTGCTGCTGTCCTTATTTGAGCATCTTAAGCGCCTTAATCGTCCCGTCCGCGAAGAGTTTTTCGATGTGTTCGACCGCCTGCTGTTCTGTCCATCCGCTGTTCTCTGTGTAGTAGGCCATGAGCGCCTTGATCCCTTCGGGGCGGGTACCTGTCTGTTCGCAGAGAGCGTCGAGCTTCGGGGGCAGGCCGTGCTGCGTTGCGTTCAGCTTTTCGACCGCTGCCGCCGCCGCGCGTTCGGCTCTGCCTGCGAAGACCTGTGCGATCTCTGCTTTCTCGAAGGCATCGAACTCCGCTTCGGTCATGTCTTCGCCCGCCAGTGCCCACAGCGCTTCGTGCGCCTGCATCGCGCACCGTGCTGCCATTCTGGCCTGATCCGCGAGCCGCCATGCTGCGCTGCATTGACCTTCGCTCGCTTTCCGGATGGCCGCCGTGCTGACTCGCTCGGCTGCCGCTGCTTCGTATTTGCAGGCGTCCGCTGCTTCTTTTCTGGTTTCGTACATCGTGTCCGCCTCCTTACATCTCGAATCCGGCGCATCTTACGATCTCGCCAATGGCGTTGAATGCCCGCTTCGGGCTTGAGTAGTCACGGGGCTTGTCTTCGCGTCTGCCGTCGCGGATGATCCTGACCAGCGGGATACCGTAGCTCATGCTGATCTTGATCTCCAGCGTACTTTCGCTTTCGCCGTACCACACGACCTGCGTTTTCTTCGTCCAGCGCCGAGTGAAGATCTGCCGTCCGTCGTAGGTGAGCTCGCCTTCGTAGTTGAAGCCATGCTGCGCGACCAGCGCCTGCATGTCTTTCGTTGCCTTTTCCAGTGTCATGGTGGGTGCCTCCCTTGTTTATGGTAAGGGTATTAAGCCAGAAAGAAACGAGGAAGTCCAGACGCAAAACCGAAAAGCAGAAGAATTAGCAATTAAAACATATTCGTCGTGACCAGCTGCTTTTTGCCTCCGCGCACGAGCTCGGCGTGATCCGCGCCTGTGAATTTCAGCCAGCGTTTGATAATCACGTCCGCGTACTTCGGGTCGAGCTCCATCATGTAACACGATCTGTCGAGCTGCTCGCAGGTGATGAGGGTCGAGCCGCTGCCGCCGAAGGTATCGAGTACGATATCATCTTGGCGGGAACTATTTTTAATCAGCCTTGCCAATAGCTTCAGCGGTTTCATTGTCGGATGATCTGCGTTACGTGCGGGCTTGTTCTCATCGATTACCGTAGTAGAAACCTTATCGCTGAAAATGTCCCGCAGGAGCTCACGCATCTCTTCCTTCTTCAGCTTGTTGATATCAATGCGCTTGTCCTCGATCACCGTTGCCTGCGTCCTGTCGTCCACGAAGTAGTGGGAGCCGCCGTCTGTCCAGCCGTAAATACAAGCTTCGTGCTTCCACTGGTAATCTTGGTGTCCCATCGTGAATGCATTCTTATTCCACACCAGCATCTGGCGCACCTTGCCGAGTGCCTCATTCGTCGCTCTGCGGAATGCGCCGCCAACCGTCTCAGCGTGCCAAATGTAGAACGGTGTGCCGGGTTTCATGACCTCATGCATTCGGGTGAATGCTGCGATCAGGAACGCGAGGAACTGTTCCTCCGGCATATTGTCGTTCTGGATCCTCAGTCCGTTGCTGCCTTCATATGCCACGTTGTATGGCGGATCCGTTACTACGAGGTCGGCCTGCTTACCGTCCATGAGTGCTACGATGTCCTTTTTCTCGGTGCTATCCCCACAGTAGAGGACATGCCTGCCGAGTAGCCAGCGATCGCCGCGCTGTGAGAATGGCTCCGCGCCTTCCGGCGCTGCCTCCGGGGGATCGTCTTCCACGATCTCGCTCTGATCGTCGAACAGTTCGCTCATCTCGCTGACGTCGAAGCCGGTGAGGGTGGCATCGAAGCCGCTCTCATCCAGATCACGCAGCAATGCAGTCAGGAGCGGAACGTCCCACGCGCCGCTGATTTTATTCAGCGCCACGTTCAGGGCTTTTTCCTTCTGTTCGTCGATGTCGAGTACGACACAGTCCACCTCGGTGTAGCCGAGGTGCTGCAGCACCTTGAGCCGCTGGTGCCCGCCGATGACCACACCGGTGCGCTGATTCCAGATGATCGGCTCGACGTAACCGAACTCGGTTATGCTGCGCTTCAGCTTCTCGAACTCTGGGTCACCGGGCTGCAGGTCTTTTCTGGGATTGTACTTCGCGGGGAGAAGTTTCTCCACGCGGATCTTTTCGATGTTCATACCAACCCCCATTCCGCAAACTTCTCAAAGCCGCCGATCCTGCGGATGTAGTCGCGGGCGATGCGGACGATCTCTGTGTAGGGTCTGCCGTCCACGGTATCGTCGCCAATCGCGCAGCAGAGCTCAACCGGCACTTCGTCCCGCTGGGCTTTGAGCCATGCGTAGATGTTCACGCTGACGTCTGCCTTCGAGAGGTCTTTCCCATGAAGGCCGCCGCCCGTAATACTGTCCGCCATATCGCTGCCGAGCTTCCGGTTGGTCGCGCCGGTGTCCACGTCGGTGCCGCCTGTCCAGTCGCCGAGCGGGTTGATCTCCGCGCCGGGGAACTGATCTTGCAGGTCTTCGGTGTCCGCGCAGCTTTGGCAGATGATGAGCCGGTCACTGTCGAGAATGTATTTACCATCCGAGGGGTATCGTGCGAAGATTTCTCTTGCGATCTCTGCCAGCGCACGCTGCTCGTCCGTGACGGGGACGCCTCGGAAGATGCCGTTGTCTCCGCAGCGCACGGCCTTCGCCTGATTTCTTGCGAGAATGGGATCCTGTGCGACCTCATGGTAGTTTACGACCACGTCGCCCGCGATTCGCGAGACCGCTTCCAGAATATCCGTTGCTGAGATATGCACGGAGGACTCCGCCGCGATATTGCACATGCCGTGCCCGATCAGCACCTCTACGGCGATCTTCGGGTTCGCGTTTTCGTTATATGCCAGATCCACGATCGCGCCTGCGATCCGATCTGCGATTTTGTCCGGGTGCGCCGGATTCACTTTTTCAAACATTGTCTTCTTCCTCCAGCATGAAGTTTTCGTAGGGCACGCCCATGTATTCCAGTACCTCGCGCATGCCTAGCCCGCCCTTGTCCCACGGCTTCATGCAGTAGCGCCACAACTGTGGGTGCGTTCGCTGCAGCCGCTGGAAGCGGTTCGGCTCGCTGTCGAGGTGAACGCCGAACATGCAGAAGATGCAGCCCGTCCGAACGTAGCCCATATCGTAAATCTTGCAGTACGTAATATCGTAGGTGCGGATGTATTCCCAGATGTCCGCGTCATTCCAGAACGAAAGAGGTGCCGACGTCGCCTTTTTGTTATCGTAGGCGTTGCAGCCGTATCGGAGCCAGTTACTTGTCCGCAGCGATGACTCGCACGCCATTGTGCCCACGATCGGCACTCGTCCGGTCTCCTTTGCATACTTGGCAATGGGCTTCTTTTTCATCTCATTGCAGCAGCCTGCGCCAATGTCGAAGGGCGCGTTCAGCATGAATTTCCACCGCTCCGAAATCTTGAAGCGGGAGGGCTGGCCGTTGGTGCGTATGCCGTAAAAGTATTTCTGGATATCGCGCGTGTTCTTCTGGCCGAGACGGATCCGGTGTATCCATTCCGCCTGCTCCTTCGAGATACAGGGATATCCGCATTTCTCGATGACCTTGCGGAACGTGAGCTCCGGCCTTACCCAGACCACATTATCCTTGGTCTTCACGAATTCGCGGATCTCCGGGAACTCCAAGCCTGTATCGCTGTACACGGCGACGATTTTCGGGTACATCCTGCGGCAGATATCCAGCAGTACCGTGCTGTCCTTGCCGCCGCTGAATGAAACGTACACGCCGTCTTCGCCCCAGTATTCCACCCAGTCCCGTATCCGGCGCTGCGTCATCCGCACCTTGATCTCCAGCGGAAGGGATTGCATCTGATACAGGTCTGAAATGGTGTGGCGGTCATTCTGCGTCGGCATGGCTGGTGATCCTCTCTGCCTTCTGGCCGGTGAACTGCTCCCAGCGCTTGACGGCGAGGTCGCAGTATTCCGGGCTTTTCTCCATTGCGTAACACACGCGCTCCAGCTGCTCACAGGCGATAATCGTTGTACCGCTGCCGCTGAACGGCTCCAGCACAATGTCGCCGCGATCGGAGTGCATTTTGATGCAGCGCCACGGCAGCTCCACCGGGTACATCGCCGGGTGATCCTTGTTCGCGCGTACCGTGTTCATCTCCCAGATACCGGCATAGCCCCAGTTCTTGCGTTCCTCTTTGGTGAGGCGCTTGACGAAGCGGTATGCGTGACCGGCGTATGCAGACAGCCACATATATTCCTGATCGTTGTACTCGACGTCGCCATTTTTGCTGAACGCGGAGATGTATTCGTACTGCTGCACCGGCTTATTCGTCACCAGATGGTAGGGGCCGACGCCGAAGTTCTGTCCCTGCTTTTTCCAGATGCGAATCCAGATTGGGCGGAAGCCCTGCTCCGCGAAAAGCTGGGAGGAGTAAAAGTTCGTCGGCTCGATGAACTGAGTGCCGGTGGCGTAGAGGTCGCCGAGGTTCCAGCAGACGATTCCGGCGTAGCGAGTCAGGTTCTTGACCACTGGGCGCATGGTTTCAAACCACGGATCGATGCCTTTGCTTTCGTAATCCTTGCCGACGCCATACGGCGGGGACGTGACCGTCATCTGCGCTTTGTTGCCGTTCATAAGCTTGGCGAAATCCACCTCCGAGGTGGAATCACCGCACATGAGCCGATGCACACCCAGCTTCCAGACATCGCCGGTCTTGGTGACCGCACCCTTTGCCTTGATTTTTTCGGTCTCTTCGTCAACGTCGAAATCATCCTGCACAGCTTCCTTGGAGTAGAAGGCGTTCAGAAGCTCATCGACCTCGGCGGCATCGAAACCTGTGAGGGTGACGTCGAACTCGCTGCCGTCGAACTCCGTGAGCAAAGCGGCCAGCTTATCTTTGTCCCATTCACCCTGAATCTTATTGAGTGCCACATTCAGCGCCTTTTCGCGCATCGGGTCGAGATCTACCACGACGCAGTCAATCTCTGTGATCCCAAGATCACGCATGACCGTCAGCCGCTGGTGGCCGCCGACCACGTTGCCGGTCTGTTTATTCCAGATGACTGGCTCCACATAACCGAATTCCGTAATGCTGCGCTTGAGCTTTTCGTATTCCGCGTCACCAGGTTTGAGCGCCCGACGCGGGTTGTATTCCGCAGCTTTCAGCTTTGCCACGGGGATTTTTTCTATCTGCATGTGTATCTCCTTATCCGAGCAGCCGCTCCATCAGATCGTCGTTCGGGTTGCTGCTACCGATGGGCGTTTCGCAGTTGTCCTTCACGATCTGGTAGATCTGCAGCCATAATACGTTTGCCTGCTTTAAAAACGAAATGCCCATATTCACATACGGGCTGGCGATCGGCAGTTGTGTGGTCGGGTGCTTGGCAAGCAATCCATATTGGTTGATGCCTTCCTCACACTGGATCCAACGCTGCATGTACAGCGCATACTGCTCAATCAGTTCCTTCTTGACGTAGATGGCGCATCCGCGCTCATTGAGCCAGCGCCACGTGTCTTCGTAAATCTGCGGTGCAAGGTTTTGCTGCGAGTTTTTTGTGACCTGCTTCAGGTATTCGGCGACCGGCGGCATGTCCTCACCATGCATATCCGTCTTCTGAATTTCAAACTGCAGCTTTGTCAGCGGCGCTTTTCCGGGGTTTCCATCCATGATTTTCTCAGATAGCGCTTTCTTCTTGCGCCCTGCGCCGGGGCGAGCACCGCCATGTCCATTTGCCATGTGCGCTACCTCCTTTTCGTTTGATTTCTTGAAATCGCGGGGGCTATACCCATCTTGATTTCCCGATTTTTCGCGCGTGACCCCGCGCCGTTGTCCGCACAATCAAGTTTTCAAGATTTTGCTCCCCCTACCGGTCACCAAGGTCGTGGTGAATCTTGTTATGACAGCTCTGGCATAGCGACATTAGGTTGTCCTCTGCGTGAGTTCCGCCACGACTGATCGGCACGATATGGTGAACTTCTTCTACCGGTGTGATCCGACCTTCTTTAAGGCACTGTTCACACAGCGGATGGGATGCTACATATCTGGCGCGGATCCGGTGCCACGCTCTTCCGTATTTACTCGCGGTATGTGGTGACCGCTCATATCGATCATACTGTTGCCTTGCGTATTTCCTGTGCTGCTCACAATATTGCCCGTCTGTCAGGTTAGGGCATCCGGGGTAAGCGCACGGCCTCTTAGGTTTACGCGGCATAGTCTCACTTCCTCTTGCGGAAGTGCTCTCGCAACCAGTATTTGAGGATATACCAACACTGCTCTAAAGTGCCGACTTTCCTATATGACATTGATCTGCTCCTTCCGCCTGTATTGGCGTATATAAGGAAAGCCCACGCGGGGTGTCCCGTGTGAGCTCTCTATGTTCTTCGCCTATTATAATGATACCGCATTTCCTGACTGACTTTAACTGACATCGACTGACATCACATGACATCTTTCAATCGATTATCGAGTTCCTCGACCGCTGCTTTGTGCAGCCGGTAAATGTGTCTTTCGCAAAAGCCCATCTCTGCCGCGATATCGTCCCACGGCGTTTCCTGCACATACCGCAGAATTAGGAGCCTCGATAAGTCATCATTTTCTAAGAGGTCGATTTTAGCAATCAGGGCTTTGCGCTCTTCAGCGAGCTTTGTGATCTCCATCTCCAAATCGACCTTCCTGCAGATGGCGCTTGCCATAGGCGAAGAGTCAGAGCGTGGATTATGCGGCATGCCGGTCAAGCGGGCGGAGGTGTTCTCCGCCTGCTCGATCAGTGCGTCGATTTTCGTCCTTCGATAATCGATCGCTTTTCGGATTTTGATAATGCGTTCCAAAAGAGCCTTCGCCGTCATATCTCAGCCCTCGCAAGATAGTCGAGCAGGTAATCCGGGTCTGCATCCGTCAGGAAGTGAAACCATTCGGAGTGAAAGAACCGCTCGACTTCATTTTTCTCGTTTCTGGCCGTTTCGTATCTCGGATTACGTCGAAGCTGTCGCAGCGCTTGCCGGTAATCCTTAGCGGCCTGTACGATAATGGCGTTTGCCAGAATTCTATAGGGATCATCCATCATACAGTGCCTCCTTCTTTGATATGACCGCCTGCACATCCTCAACGCTATAAACGACTACTGCTGTTCCACCAGCTTTTCGGATCTGGTCAATGGTAGCCGCTTGTAGCTTTGTCGGGGTATTTCTGCCGACCTTGGCTTCCAGTGCAATGAAGCGTCCCTTGTGACAGACGATGATATCGGGAATGCCAGCGGTACCATATTGCCCACCGTGCTCCTTCCAAAAGAAGCAATCCGGTACCGTGGCAAGGTATTTGCGTATTTTCTGAATCAATGCTGCTTCATTCATCTGCGTTCCTCCAGCCGCTGAGGTATGAACCATACTGACTGCTTTTTCTGTTCTTTTTCTATATTTCTTCTCACATACGGCTTTATAGGAAAAAGAATCAGGAAGAATCGTACCTCAGTCATAGCCTCGATGCGACACCGCGAATGGATAGCCCGATCCATTCCACGGCTCCTGTGCTTGCGGAACGCTTCTTTTCAAAGCCCATTTCCAAAAGCTTCTGGCTGAACGGGCGCTGGGAAAGTGCATATTCGCCATTGTCTTTGCACCACTCGTCATAGGAAGAACGCAGCATTTTGTTCGATACACGAACACCTTCCCGTGCCTCACAGCATTCCTCAAAGAACGTTGCGAATGAGTCCATTTCCGTCCGGTACTCCGTTGTTGCCCTTTTGACACTGGGCGGATCCTGTATACCTTCGCGTTGCCAGAGGAGGCACCCTTTAACCGCCCAAGCAAGAATACCGGGCATCTCCTTTGCCATAATCTTATCGGCAAAGTGTTTGTCGCGGTTTGCCTCCGTGAACGTGTTCTCGAAGGGCATGAGCTTGATCCTGCGCCAGATCGAATGGGTTGTATCACGGATGATCGGCTTATGGTTCGCCGCCAGAAACACCTTGAACTGCGGGACGTACTCGAAGTATTCGCCGTAGAGGAAGCGCGTCACCAGCTTGTCACCGCCGGTCATGGATTTGATCAGGGATTCGGCAAGCCGCTTATTTTCTTCCATCTCAATAGCCGTAACAAACCGCGCACCCTTGAGGCGAGCAATATCGTTATTTACGCTTTCGTTCTTTTTCTGCATGAACGCATCGCTCGACGCACTCTGGGCGTAGGTATTCATCACAGCCGAGAAGATATTGAGAAATGTGCTTTTTCCGTTGCTGCCGGTTCCGTAAAGCATGAACATCGCCTGCTCGGATGTATCGCCGGTCAGCGCATAGCCGAGAGCCTTCTGCATGTACCGGATTGTGTCGGCATCGCCTTTTGTGATCGTCTCCAACAGCGTATCCCATAACGGAGTAGCGCAATTCTCATCGAAGGAGGCACTGCAGATGCGTGTGATGTAGTCCGCCTTGTTAAATGGCTGCAGTTTTCCGGTATTCAGGTTGATCGTACCGTTCTGGCAGTTGAGCAGCCACGGGTTCGCATCCCAGTCGTCAGGCGCAATCGCCAGATCCTTCATGCCTGCCGCCAGCGTAATGAGAAGTTTGATCTTGTTGCCGCTTTCGCTACGCATGGCATGCTGGATCAATGCTTTTCGCTGATCGCCTGCGGGAAGCATATCTGCGTAAGTGTAAATGCTGCGTACACACTGAATCGCATATTCTATGATCGTGCCTTCGTCCTGCTCCCAGAACTTTCCATTCCAGATAAACCATTTCTTATATACAGAGCAGTATTTGACCTCATCTTTGAACATCGCCACAAAGCGTTCCGCGTTTCCGACGTCGGTCAGCTTGTACTCTGGCTCCGCATCATCCGGTTCATAACGAGTGATGCTTTTGGCGATTGCCACGATCGTCTCATCGTCAAGGGGCGGATCGAGCCGTTCTTTGTTTTCAGCGCGGAGTGTGGCAATGATGCCATCCTCACCGATACCTTTACGGCGAAGTGCTCCGGCAAGAGAGGCCAAGTGATTGTTTCTGCCGCCTTCTTTGATCTTCTTGCGGGGCTGCTTGTCCGCTGCCTTTTTCTTTTGGGTAAGCTTAGTGCCAACCTTGCGGATCTCATCAACCAGCCAGCTCGGCATTTCCGCCGCTTCACACTCAAAAGGAGAAAGACCGGTGTCCCACGCATATCGTTTGCCGCTCTGATGCATGCTGGGTGCTGCAACGATCAGCCCACCCTGTGTGCGTACATCAAGACCGTCACGGAATCCAACCACATTTTTGAGTGCCAATTCTTCTGTATATTTGAAAATGTAGTGCTTACCACCACTACCGGTCGTTGCCGAGATCGTCTTCGGCAATGCGCCGTACTCTGTGACCAGATCCGTGAGGCTCTTATCTCCATCATGTCGAGTGTCAACGTCCAGCGCTACCAGACCGCTCTTTTCACCCATGGGAATACCGATGTTGGCAAGGGGCGTCTGATTCCACCATCCAGTGATCTTGGCGACATCCGTTGTCGCTTCGTCACTCCAATTCTTAATACGGGGGTGTTTGCCCTTGGCCTGACACATACCCCCAAGCCTGCAGGAGCATGTGCCATCCTGTTTGAGCCAGTGGAGCGGGAAAACGGGAATACCTGCTTTTGCATATCGCAGGGCTTCATCTATCATCTTCATGGATTTCCTCCAGTCTTTCGCTATAAAATCGGATGCGCTTCTTCAGTCGATGGGCTTCGTGGATCTCTGACTGCATGCCGGATGAGTGCGCTGTCCCGAACACCCACACTTCCTCGCACAGCGCCAGCAGCGCTTGTCCGAAGAGCAGTCCAAGTTCGCGCTGTTCTGGGTCGCCGTCATCCAGAATCTGCGGGTACAGCAGGTGACTGACCACGGGGAGGCGCTTTTTCTCTATGGCGAAGCGGGCGTATCGAATCGCCGCTGCCGTGTTTCCTTCAATGTCCCCAGCGTACTTCGAGACGACGTACACCTTGGGTCGCGCCTTGATCTCGGAGTGCTTGCGGTAGATGCGGCGCTGGTTCTGGCGGTATTCCTTCATGATCGTCGCCATCGCTGCGCCTGCCGTGGGATCGGTGTAACCTTCCTTGTTCTTATACATGGGGCACCTCCAGCTCATGCAGCTTGCCGAAGCAGATGCCGTGTTCGCCCTCGGCGACGATCGGGATATCAAAGGCCGCAAAGGGCTGCCGCTCCATCGCCGTGCGAATGATGCGGATCGCTTCGTCTTCGTGCCCGTCATCTACCTCGAAAAGCAGCTCATCGTGAATCTGCAGGATCGGGCGGATATACAGCTTGTCCGCGAGCTCTCTGATCAGCTCCGCCATCGCCAGCTTCAGGATCTCCGCTGCGGTGCCCTGAATCGGCGTATTCATGCTGCATCGTTCAGCAAAACTCCGCTTGCCCCAGTCGGCGCGGTTATTGATGTTCGGGAGATAGCGCCTTCTGCCGAAGGACGTCTCGCTGTACCCATTGATCTGAGCCGCTCTGACCGTCTCTTCCTGCCACGCGGACAGGCACGGATAACCGGCTTTCAGGTTGGCGATGATCTGGGCGCACTGACCCTCGGTCTTTTCGAGTCCTGCTTTAAATTTCAGTGTCCGCTGCAGACCGCGCGGAAACAGACCGTAGAACGTGCCGAAGTTCACGTTTTTGGCGATCGTCCGGCGCTCTTTGTAATCTGGATCGTCCTTGTCCTGCGCCTCATCGACGCTGATCCCGAAAATGACCGATGTAGTGCTGGCGTGGATGTCGCCACCGCTGCGATATGTTTCCATCATGCGGGGATCACGACAATAGAACGCACCCACACGCAGCTCGATCTGCGAGAAGTCGAAATCGAGGAAGGACGTGCCCTCCGGCGCGACCACGAACTGCCTGACGCCGATCGGGTCAGAGCCCTTGCGGGGCATGTTCTGCAGATTGGGTCTGCGGGATGCAAAACGTCCCGTGTCGGTTCCCATCGGCAGAAGGTCGGGGTGTATTCTACCGGTCGCCGGATTGATCCATTTGAGGTATCCGTCAATGTAGGTGCTCTTGATCTTTGCCCATTTTCGAAACTCCTGCACGGTATCGAAGAAGGAAATCATCTCAGGGCGGTGCTTTTTGCAATATGCACGAAGCAACTGCATAGCCTCATCGTCCGCTGCCTCGGCATATTTGGTTGTGGTCTTCAGGACGGGCAGGTTTTCTGTCTTATACAGATAGTCCTTGAATGCCTGCGTTCCACAGTTCTCTCCGATATCCACATTGCCGATGACCGCCTGCAGCTTTGCTCGAAGATCCACAATGTGTGCTTCGGCCTCCGCCTTCTTTTCCTCCATGAGGTCGGTATCGAACAGGACGCCGTTATACTTCATCATGCCGGTGAAAACGGCGGTCGGGCTTTCGATCTTTTCACAGATCAGGCGGTGCTTCGGGATGTTGTTTTCAAACCATTCGTTGAACGTGTAGTAAAGCTGCAGTGCCCAGTCGCTATCCGCGCAGGCATAGCGGCAGGTATCCCATGCATCTGGGTCGAGCTCATCAAAACTGTGCTCGCCAACCACATCCTCAAATTTGGGAAGTTCAACGCCATACAGATACGGCACAAGGGTTTTAAGTCCGCTGTCACTGAGATCGCGGTACTCGAAATCATTTTTCAGCGTAAGTTGTGAAGCAACGATCGTGTCGTACACCGGCTCCTGCAGTACGATCCCGTCTTTGTACAGGAACATTGCCTCAAACGCCATGTTGTGTGCGATTTTGACCGTTTTCAGATTCTGAAATACACGCTGCTGCAGGAATGCCATAACAGAAGGAATACTGGCGTTCTTACCGACGCGATGCCTGAGCGGGATGTATCTGCCTGTGCCTGCCTTCACGGAAAGTGACACGCCGGTGATGTCTGCCTTATGTGCATCCAATGCCGCTTTGCCGTCACTGCGATATTTCTCCGTGGGCGAAGTCTCGAAGTCAAAGGAAACTACACCAGCGCTGCCGATATATTCTTCAATTTCCGCAATATTGCGGATCGTCTTATAATCATTCATAATCTGCACCTCAAATCGTGCAGCCGTGAGCACCGTGAATAGGCGCTCACGGCTGCTGTGTCCTTATTCCGCTGCAGTCTCGGTTTCAGCGACGGAAACCTTGCCTGCGATGAGCTTGACCTGCTCGGTCATGGATGCGATGTTCTTCTTTTCCTCCGGGGAAAGAGGTCGATCCACAGAGCAGATCACCTGACTGTAATTGATGCCGGTGCTATTCTGCGCACGCTTCAGGGAGAACTTTGTCACTACATGATTGGCCTTCATACCACGGGTCACAAGGCGGGTGACATATTTCGTGAATTCCGCCAGCGACCCGGTGGGTAGCGTCATGATGATCGGGAGCATTTCGCCTTCGCGTAGGAGGTACATACGGCGCTTCTGTTTGCAAGCCATGCCGCCGTTTTCGCCGCTGCCAAACTTGGCATACGGGCAGGTCTTGCATTCTTTGCATTCGCCGGTCTCGGCAACGACGCCAAGCTTTCCGTCCAAGCTGGAGCAGTCGGGAGGATTGTTGCCACCGGTGAATTTTTCTTTATAGTAACTGTTGATCGGGTGATGATACAGAATGACGGCGCTAAAGTCTTTGGCGCTGTCGGGGCTGTTCGGATTGTCGCCGGGTACCTCATAGGCGAGCCCACCGCCTGCGGGAATCTTGATGCGCTCAAAGCTGGGGCGCAAACCGTCCAGCTCTTCACTAAACAACTCGGCGAGATTTACAGTTTCGGTAAGATAACCGGTATTCTGATCGGTGGTAGCAATTGCAGTGGTGTTCTTTGTGTTCATGGTGTTTATCTCCTTTTTTATTTCTTAGATTTGGATACGCGGATGCTCGGCTGCTCGAATACCTGAATCACACCTTCGAGCCAGTCGGGGAGCACATCATCGTTGTTGGCCTTGAGCTCTTTGACCGTAGCGCCAAGCGTCATGGTGTTGATGGTGAACAGATGGTCGAAGCCATGTGCTCGCATCCGTCGGTACAGTTCTTCCTTTTCTTCCGGCACCGCGCCGGGGAATTCACGAATTACAAGGGAGAAGCGGGATCCGTTGCGGTCGAAGCCGGTGCATTCTTCATCCGTCATCAGCTGAATCAGCTCGGCCTCCACCGAATCGATGCGTTCCTGCACATCTTTGAGATTTGCCTGAAGGTCAGATTTCTCGTCGCGCAGCGCCTTCAGGGTATCCGCCGCAGCGAGCATGCTTTTTTCATTCATATCGTTATCCTCCTATGATCTTTTTGTAGTCGTCGACGAGTAGCTTGGAGACATCGGCCTTCTGCTTGAGCGCACCCATGATCTTTTCGTCAATGGTGTCTTTGCAGACAAGGTGAATGTAAACGCCGCGCTTCGTCTGCCCGATCCGGCGCACACGCGCCATGGATTGCTGGTAGTTGGCATAGCTGAAATCCAGCGAGTAGTACACGCAGACGCTGCCTGCCGTGAGGGTGAGCCCCATGCCAGTGGTCTGTAACTGCCCGACAAACACCTTGATGTCGGGATCGGTCTGGAAGGCGGAAACCTGCTCGGCGCGATCCTTCACGTCACCTTTGATCAGGGCGTACCCGATATTCTTCTTGCGGAGCATACAGGCGATCGTATCGATCTCCGGCACGAAGCGGGCGAACACGATGACTTTTTTGCCTTCCTCCATGCAGCTGTCGATCACGTCTTCGAGGGCGTCGAGCTTTGCCGTCGATAGCTGCTGGGCGTCATCGCCGTCATCATTGCGGACGAATCCGCCAGTGATCTGTGAGAGGCGCAGAAGCTGAGTCAGCACGTTGCGGGTCGTGATTTCGCCGTTCATGAGCTCGGCGAAGCTGTCCTTTTCGATGCCGTCATAGACCTTCTGGGCATTTTGCTCCAGCTTTACCGGTCGCACTTCCTCCACGAATTCTGGCAGATCGACCGCTTCGTCGATACGAATGCGATATGCGATGGAATGCGCCTTTTCGACCAGCTCCGCCAGATGCTTGTAACCGACAATCTGATGATTCTGAAATCCGCCGAGGATGGCGTAGTAGGCGCGGAAGCTGTAGAAGCTGCCGCCAAAAATGCTTTCATCCAGAAACTTGTACTGGCTAAAAAAGTCTAGCGGGCTGTTTGTGATGGGTGTGCCTGTTAGAATCAGGTTATAGCTGCTGATCTTACCGAGCCGGTGCAGTGCCTTCGAGCACTTTGCCTGCGGATTCTTGATTTTGCTGCTTTCGTCACACACGATCATGTCTGGGTGCCAGCGAGTGAGTTCCGCCTCCAGCCTCCAGCAACTTTCGTAGTTGACTACAATGATCTGAAGACCATTGCCGATCATGTATCGGATGGTATCGACCTTTTTTGCGCTGGTTCCATCGAGCACAGCCAGTTGATAAGGGAAATCCGCGAATTTTTCAAACTCTTGCTCCCAGACATCCACGATAGATTTCGGGCAGACCACCAGCATTTGAGTGATCTTGTGCCTGTGGTGGAGCGTACCCGCCAGGGCGATGGTGGTAATCGTCTTGCCGGTGCCCATGTCCATGAGAAAAGCACAGCCTTTACTTGTCATCGGAATCACCGCCTTCCATCTGCTCTATGGCAAGCGCCATGTGAAGCTGTCGATGTTGCCTGTCAGGCATGACCAGCAAATTCTCTGGACTGTTGTCGGAGGCATCGCCGTTCATGTGATGGACGACTTCACCATGCTCCAGCGGTCTGCCGATGTATGCCTCTGCTGCGGCACGCGCCTTCTTTGAGTTGGCTTTACCTCGATCTGCGATATGGCAGTATGGATTACGCTGGCGATTGAGATCCGTGAGATGAGCTGCCTTATGGCCACGGGCAAGTTTGGCGAAATCCACATTCTCGCTCATCCATAAATTACGGTGCTCTACAGAGCAGAAATTCTTTCTGCTTGGCTTTTTCCGCTCGATGGCCTTCCCGCAGACCACACAATGCACGATCATGCTGTACCTCCGATCCCGAAGGTGCGTAGGGCAAAGTTATATGCTCTGATCTGATGCTGATAAGGTGTTGCCTTGATCGGCATCGGAATGAGCGGGACTTCGTCGCCTGCGTCCTGCGTCTTGATATCCGGCGAAAGCGTATCGTCGAGGGATGCACCGAGCAGCTGCAGCAGTGCTACATTTTCCTTGGAATAGGGCACCACCCATGCCTTGTCATCTGGAGCATAAAATCTTCCATCGATTTCTTTGATGCTCTCTTTCGCCAGAAATGCGTCGTATATGCGAATGTGATTGCCATCTCTTATTGCATTCAATGATTTTTCTCCTTCACACTTGGTTTAGCGAAGGCGGAAAGGATACGCTGCATCGTTTCCTGCTGATCCGGCTGCAGTCCGGGCAGGAGGGAGCGAAGCAAAGCCTCCTGATCGTCGTTTAAGTACCGGCGAGTGACGTACCATCCGTCCATGGCGCGGACACCGCCCGCTGCGCCTTGTACTGTGACAATGGGGTAAGAACATGAGAGTACGAGAATGTCGCGCTCGATCGTCCTTCTGCTGACACCGAATTCAGACGCCAAATTCTCAATGCGCTCTGTTCTTCGATCGCTGATTGCCTCCAGCACTTGCTGTCTGCGCTCAATCGCGCTCTGCATGTTCTCACCTCCTTCCGTCCTTCGTTGTCTTTATTTTCAGAGATAAACCCGACACCTAATGTCGTGTTCAAAAGGGTTTTTTTAAATAATCTTCTTTTTTCTCAGTAGAAATGAAAAATGCCCGCTGCAGCAGGATTGCTCCTACCGCAGCGGGCATAAAAAGACCGGCAGATAGAATTATCCTTCAGGATTTCTATCTGCCGGAAGCCTATTGATCTGTGTCAATTTCGATCCCATAACAGATTTTACTGTTGTGTCGGTACCCCTAACGGTTCTGGCCGAGTCCGGTGCTCATGGCGCAACAGCAGTCTTATTTGTTTTCATTGTGGTTGCTGATGTACGTTGTACCAGCTCTACCATGACCTTTGCGTCCTGATCAACGACCACACGCAAAGGGCTTCCGCATTTCGGACAATTTAGTTCCATACCATCACAGCGCTTCGATCTGCCGATCGGCTTGCTACACTTTGGACAGCAGGCATACAAAAGCGTGTCTAATTCGCCCATCCGACTTCCTCCTTGCTTCCTGTGGTACGCGCGGGCAT